CCTGTAAGATTGATTCGTTCGCTTCACCACCGGCATCGACCAGAGAGCGCAAAATCACAAGGCGCTGGTCTGCATCCAGTAAATCTTTCATCATGATTTTTCCTTCAGTTCATTTTCCAACAACAAATCACTGAGACGTCGCAGCTGCGCCAGCTCTGGCCGCACTTCACGCAATTCCCCGCGCAGCTCACTGATTTCCAGTTGGAGTTTGTGCAAGTCGCCCTCACTGGGCAGCCCGTTAATTTTCTGCTCCACGGCACTCATCCGATTCTGCAAAACTGTCACGTCTTCACGTTTGGCGTAGGTTTTCACCAGCAACGTTTGAATAACCAAGGACAACAGCGACACGGCAGCCGCAATCAGAGGCCAAAAGGTTTTAACGACGTCCAGCACGAATGGCCTCCTGTTCTTCAAACAAGGTCTGACATTCAACGCACCGTTTGGCGGCAGGCACTTTTGCTAATCGGGCAGCGGGGATCGGCTGCTCGCAATCAATACAAATCGTGTGCTGACGAGCTTGAGTTTGGGGATAGTGATGCGAGAGCGCATCATCCATCCGTTGCATCACCAGCTCGTTTGCTCTATCAACTAGATCCGGCATCAGTGACCCACCTTATGCTCGGCCACAATACGACCAATAATTGATACAACCCCACCAACACCGCCCGTCAGATACAAGATCGCAGCCACTAACCCCTGTTGCGTCGTTGGATCAATGTGCAGACCAAAAGCCCCACCCAGTGCCGCAGCAATCGTGACAACACCACCAATAATGGTTTTTGACTGATACCACGGCTTGGTTTCGGTTAACGCTTCAGTGGTGACTTCTGCCAAGGTTTCAGCGGTTTTAATGAGTTCTTTCTGGTCCATTTTTCTGCTCCTGCTGTTTGGTGCGATAGTGGTGAACATCAACATCAGTGACGCTGTTCCACCCTTTGGTAAAGATTGATTGGCGGGTTTTATCGTGGCTATAGAGTGGAACGGCCTGACCAGAAACAGCATTTAAACGGGCTTTACGACCTGATTTAAAACAGTCGAGGTAATACTGATTTTTGAGTTCAGGAATATGAAAATGCGCTGCGTACTCTGCTGGCGTGGGCGTTCTGGCCTTCATGTGATCACTCCGGCCAGTCTGAGCGATATTTTTCGGTCATCCCTTTCAGCAGTTTTGCCTGAATTTTTTCAGAGGCTTCTGCTTTGGTGATGCGACCATCTTTGTTTTTATCCAGCCCCGAGTTCTGGCGATAGGCAACGCCACCGCTGAACAACACAGAACCATCTGCCTTGCCGACATATTTGGGCAGCAAAATTGCCATATACATGTCAGATAACGAGAAGATCTTGTTGGCGTAGGGTTTGAAATATTGGGCAACGTAGTCCAGTTGCTCTTCTGGGGTGAGCTTTGATAGCGCCATCGTGCTGGTGCCTAAGCCTTTTGCAGTGGACGGCATAAATTGAATTAAGCCAACAGCACCTGAGCCTGCAGCATTTTTCACATCTGCAGCAAAGGTTTCGCCAGATTCAAAGGCGATGCATGACATTAACCAGCTGGCATGAAGTTTCGACCAGCAAAATGAATTACAAATACGAATGAGCTTTTGACGGAATTCAGGGGAAACTTTATTTCCCCAGGCGAGAGAATCAGCCATAAAAAAACCTCCGATACGCTTGATACTGCCAGCGTACTCGGAGGTTTAATTGAGTCGGGTTTATGACTGGTTACATAAACTCACAAAAAAATATGGACTGATTTTGTGTGCTGATTGAAACTATTTCAATAATACATAAGGAGCATATATGCAATTTAATCGACATATGAAAGGGATAACACTTTTACATTTCCTATTAATCGTGATCCCAGTCTCAGCCATCGTTATATTCGGGCTTAAAAGTTATGCTGACAATAAAACAGAACAGCAAGCTTTGGCAAATAAACAGCAAAAAGAACGGATGATGAATGATTACAAAATCAGCGTTGAATTGATATCAGATGCATATGATAGATGGGCTGACGCAATGAAAATCGCGAATAGCGCTCCACGCGTATCGTTAGCCGAACAAATTAAAGACTTGCAAAATATAAGACGTGATGTGGAAAAAATTAATGTGGAGCCATGTCTTAATGATCTGAAGTTGTCATTGTTATTAACCATGGATTCATATTCTGATGCCTTTATTTCTTTTCTCGGGCAAGCGCCACAAGATAAAACTGATGCAGCATATAAATCAGCAAATGAATTACTAGATGATTATGTTCACAACAAAATTGATTTAATACGCACCTGCAAACCAGATAACCCATCATCTCCATCTTATAAAGATTATATGGCGCTTTAACAAAAACCCCGCTTCAAATGCGGGGTTTTATTTTACTCAGCAAACATGTCAGGCTGATGTCGTTTTCGATGTAATGACCGTTGTTCAGCAATCACAGCATAAACCTGCGGGTTACTCAGCCCATATTTGCGGGATAACTCATCAATATTTCGGCCTTTCCAATCGTTATATAAAGCGTTGTTGCGGAGCGCCTGAAACAGAGTGTCGCCAGTAGGCAGATAAACGGCTCGACCACCCATGTAGTGCGCCAATGCGCCAGCCAGTTTACTGGCTAAGGCTGCGGCTTCGGTCTGGTCATGCTTGTTACGCAGCAACTCGTGCGTTAAGACATCGCACAATTCAGCCAACGATTTCGGCCATTTGTTTTTCAGCTCTTGAGATGGGATCTGATCCATCTGGTCGAGTAACTGACCAACAGCCTCATCATGAGCAAATAAATCGTTCTGCATGTTCATCCGGCACTCCTACTGATCTTTTATACAGCCAGTGGTGCAATTATAAACAAAAAATCCCACACAGTGGTGGGATTTGAGTTTTTACAGAATGTCTGTGTAAGCATCTGATATCGCGTCGTATCCTGCGGGGCGACCCGTTCGCTCATTGAGCGGAATATCTTTTCCTGCTTTTGTTAAAGCATCCATCATTAAACGTCGGTGCCAGTTTTTGAGTGCTTCCAGCACGACATAAGCAGTGCTGTTATCCAGCCAGCCGACATTCGCAATGCCTTCACCATCATTTGATTTTGAGGTTATTCGTTTTACATAGTTGTTTAGCGCTGTTTCACTGCCATCACGTAAGAACCCTTGTTTAAACATAGTTATCCATATAGCCCGCACCACTGATGCCTCAGCAGTACGAACGCGAGCACCAGATGACGGGCTGAGTTTGCGTTTATTGTTTAATTTCACTTTAAACCCAGTGTTTTTAAACAGTGCTAAAACAGACTCTAATTCTTTAATGGTCATATCAGAGCTGCTTTCTTTACCATTCGCGGCCTCCGATAATGCAGCTCGATATGCATCATCGGATAATTTCAGTTCACGCTTGGCGACATGAATGAGGCGGATCAGTTGTTTTCGTTTATCACTCGTTGTCGTCGTCATCGGGGACAATCTCCAATCTATTCACTGTTACTTTGGCCGGAGCAGGCCCGAGATGTTGCTTTGCATAAGCAATCGATTGTTCGACATTCAAACCCGCATACATCTTCATATATGCATGGAATTCCACATGCTGCTCCCACGAATCAGGAACGTCTCTCACATAAGAGCCAAGCATCTTAACCTGCGCCATGCTCAGTCCTCCGATACGCCTTTTTCAGCTCAGTTCTAGTCTGTCGATGCATGCGTTTTACTTCGTTATATAAACGACGATGTGATTTAACTTTTGGATAAAAGCGATGCAGATCGGCCAGCACTGAACGCATTGACTCGATATCGAGTGCTATCGCCCATTTACCGCCGATGTTGGTCAGTTCAAAATCTAATTCCATTTGTTGCCTCCTGTTCCGGTTGGAGAACAACACACGCGTGGCTGCTCATCAGTACCCGATCACCACATCGGGCAGACAGCCCCTGCACCACCAGAGGCTGTTTCGCTATTTAACTTCTTAGATACAATTTTTGAATAATGTTTATTTAGCAATTACAGGTCTGTATTTCAGGAAATACCGGGTCTTCTTGCCTGAAATACCCGGTCTTTTTTTCTTGCTTGATATATAAGTTCCCTCATAAACGTTATATAAAGTGGTTTCAGCAGTTGCGGGAAACGGGGTGAAAGCGACCATGTTGTTATCCTCTTTCCATTGTGCATATGAGAACGGCTGCGATATTTCTGGACTGATTTGACTCATCATTCATCTTCCTTCGCGCATTTTGTATTCCACTCAGGGATATCGACTGTTTTCCCAGCCAGTTCGTGGGTGCAATCATTTAGGAATTGAATCCGGCCAGCTCTTACAAACGAATGACATCTGTACTCAACTTTTGTCTGCTTGATTTCACCACTTCTTATCTTTTGAATATTCTCTTCTGTTGCTGGCGGATAATATGATTGTGTAATAACAAGAACAGATGGGCTGAATGTTGGTTTATCAACGTTTCCATCCCATGACCACACGGGCCCAGATCCTTTTCCACAATTAACGCCATGCGGGACACCACATGCAGGACACTCAAAAAACACATTCCCAACACCACTCTCCGCGAGTGTTTTCGATAACCTTTTATAACCGCTCATGATTTTATTCCTCCGATAGTGGCGCGGCTGCACCACCAAACACCCATTCCAACGTCGAAATAATTCCATCTTCAAACGTGTCATCTGGAAAATCAGAACCTGATCCGCTGATGTTCTTTTTCGCCAGTTCGATCTGCTGTTTAATTTGTTCAGCAGTAACCTCTGTAATGAGTAAAGTTTTCATATCCGTGCCCCCACTGGCCGACAAATCGCAAAATGCCACAGCGGATCATGCTGTTTAACTAGATGTGAAACATCACCATCTGATTCACGCATCAGCGGCGCTTCTTTAAACACAGGGGGTTTCTTTTTTTGAAATGGTCCAATGCTATCGCAGCGAAAATAATTCACCATTCGTGGTCCTAATCTCCCCGGCTGTTTAGGCATTAAACATGTTTTAATATCAAACCGATCTTCACGAACTGCGTCAGCAAGACTGGTCGAAACCACACTTGGACGATATCCGGTGATATCAGACAACTCTGCTGCACTCATAAAGCGCTGAGAATTAAGTAAAGCCCTTACTACCTTCTCTTTTATCGTTACATCTTGTACAAACATCTCCATAATTCACCTCGTACTATGTTCAGTTTCCTAGGCTGCTCATCAGTACCGGAGCACCACCTCCGGCAGACAGCCCCCACACCACTGGGGGCTGTTTCGCATCTACTCGTTTACAGCATCAGCCAGCGTTTTCGTCGCTTTAAACTTCACTAATTTCTTAGCTGGTATCTCAATCGTTGCACCTGTTTGTGGGTTACGACCTGAACGAGCCGCTTTATGCTGAATAGAGAAAGTGCCAACGCCTGGGATAAGTAACGGTTCACCAGACACCAGTTGGTTTTTCAGCACCTTTGCCAGCGCAAATAAAGCCTCATCAGCGATGTGTTTTGCCGTGTTCATCTCTTCAGCCATAGCTGCGATTAATTCTGCTTTTTTCATGGTTTAACTCCTGTTTAAACGTCTTAAACTTTTGCTGAATCAAGTGGGATCTGGTTGTACTTACCATCAGGCTGGCGCTCATACAGGCGCAGATACTGACTGGTTCCAGTGATCTGAATTGCATCTGCAATTGCATCCATGGCGCTCTTCCAGTCGGCATCTTCGATACTGATTTGGCGGAGCGATAGAACTTGGTTCACATCAATTCGGCCTTGTTTGTTCACACGAAACGCATGTTCAACCAGCGCTTTCAGTTCAGATTGAGCACCTTCAGACCATTTCTCGATACATTCATCGATCAGCTTTTTCGCAGCCTGAATCCGCTCATCAAAAACACGATGCTCACCCACAGCGCGGATCAACTTGTAATGACCATCGAATGACATCAGCGTGACATTGCCCTTTGTCCCGCCCCACTCAACGCCATATTCCTCTGATGACAGGTCACAGAAATCTGCGATCTGCTGCATTGATTGCAGCTTGAATGCAGCTAGGTTGTTGCGTTGCTCAATCGCTTTGGCAACGATGCCTTTCACCACATCATCACGCAGTTTATCGACTGGCTTGATTAGGTCTTCTGGCACCAGATGACCTGCGGCATTCATGCGATGACCATCTGGAATGTTTGCTTGTACGTTCATAATTTTTCCCCTGTTTTGGCTTCGTAATCGGCTAAAAACTGCTTTATTTCATTATTTTTTTTCGTCCATTCTTCTTTAACCTCTGGGATTACCTTCGATAATTCTTGTGACAATATGCGTCCAAACATTTGCGTCCTATCGGTGAAGTCGTCGATACCGGGCGCGGCCAGATGGACATTGATATCTTTCATTTCTGGATGCGGTTCATCCGAAAAGACTGTGATGACAATCTGATATGCCATTAGTTTTCACTCCATTTCACACAGACGCCTGAGATACGAGCAACATGAATGGTTCTATGTAAACCATTTACCCGCTCATGGATCTGGACGGCTTTATCAATAAATCCTGAGACAGGGCGATCAACCGTAACAACTGGTGTAGGGGCATAAAACTTGGAGATAACGTTCGCGCCAGTAGCCCTGATTTTGTAAATAACTTCGTTAAACAACACACGTTCTGCAGTAGTCATTTAGCCAGCTCCATCCGTTTTGTTTGTTGACGCAATTCGTTACGCAGTAACTCAACCTCTGCGGCTTTATCACCATTTGCAGTCGTTTCGATATGTCGAATGACATACTCAACGTCATAGTCATCAGTGACATTCACAACGGGGATCTGCTCACCGACATCACTATGGCCCTTTGCATTTTCACAGCCAGAGCGACATGCACGATAAAGCAGCACACGTTGTGGATTGGTAGCCGCAAATTCACGTTCCTGATGCCACAAGCATTTATCAGTTGGGATCTCACCCAACACCGGACACTTCACTGTTTTTCGCATATAACGCCCCTCAACGAGGCGTTTTAAACGAGCAACATTCCCAGCATAAGTGCCCTTTAAACACGTATTAATCATTGCAGGACTAACACCCAACTCATCGGCGACAGCTCGCTGAGTGCGACGTTTGCATTCACTGTCTAACACTGCTAACCAATCGCTCACAGCACACCCCCTCGGCGTTTAACCTGCCAAACCGTGCCTGGCTTCTGACCCCGACGCGCTTTCACTGATTCAACTTCCGCGTATGCATGACGTTTACCTGTGTTCTGGTCGAGCATTTGACCCTTTTTATCATCAGGGATCGGAGCTTTTGGGCCAGAGTCATACTGCAGAAAAAGTAGCGCTGACACGCCAGCCACATCAGCCCGAGGGCTTTGAACACAACGGACAAATCCGGCGCGACGCAGGCGCATTAAATACATGCTGGCTTGTGAGAAGCTGCAATCTGCTCCAGTCGCCACATCAGCAATACTGAATTTTTTCAGCACTCGAACTGAGTTCCAGCAACGTTGACGAACTGATGGCCGACTCAGGTTAGGTAACGGGCTGCTATCGATCACCCGATAAATAGCCGGAATGCGACCGACTCGCTGAGACACAACTTGAAGCCGATCATGCTTCTGTAACCACTCAATAAACCGACCAGCTTTTTTGTTATCCACCCCCAATTCATCAGCCAGTTTTGGTAATGAAAATTCCGTTTCTGCAACCATCCATCTGAAAACCTTGTTTCGATTCAGACCACTGTTTTTTGTTTTATTCGCGCTCTTATTCATTGGTCTACTCTCAAATCAGGGTGTCTTCTTCGCCCCACTCATGCAGGCCGATCAGTTTCAGATTTTCGAATTTCGCCTTGCGTTCAATGTTTTCCAGCGCAATAGCAGATAAGCGATAATTCCCTTTTGTTTCAGTCAGAACTTTGCGCAGCAAATCATCTGCAACGCGGATCTCATCCTCAAAAAGCTCATCAACCATGATTTGCAGGTCTTCCAAATCAGCAGGCTGGAACTCAAAACGCTGACTGATACGGCTATCAAGCTGGGGCAGAGTGGCGATTTTGCGACTGATTTTGTCCATGCCGACCAGCAGGATGGAGGTTGATGTCATATCGTGAATATCGCGCATAACCTCCAACAGTTCAGGCTGGTTCATGTAGTAGTCGGCTTCATCGATAAACAACACATATGGCGCTAAACTCAGCGTCCCGACGACGCACTCATATTTCGCCATTTTTGCCCGAGGGCGGTCACGAATTGATAACTCACGAAGTAGACGGTCTAGGAATGTTGATGGTGTTTCCAATGCCACAGCACGCAGATAAATCCCATTTTCAATTGAATTAATTAGTCTCAGCGTGGCAAATGTTTTCCCAAGACCAGGACGACCGTCAAACAATGCGAAGCCAGGAACAGCAGGGCTGCGATTAATTAACGCCTCGAACAGAACAGATGCCTGAGCGACATTTTTTGTGTAAGCAGTAACGTATTTCATCTATACTCTCCTTGAGTGTTTTGGTGTTGGATTTACCAACGCCCCTTAAATCCCGTCACCCTTAATGACGGGATTTTTTCTTTTCATCGCCACCATTCAAAAGGCGATCTGCCATCTTTGCCTGAGTTGGATTGCTCTGCCGATAATTGGCAATAATCACAATCTCTTCGTCAGTCAGACCACGGCGTTTCTTCTCGCGTAACAACCACATAAATTGTTCAAACTCGTTTCTGAAGCGAGGGCGAGCCTCAGCTGCCATACGCGCTGCTTCTTCATATTCAATTTGTGCTTGTCTACGAGCAGCAAACTCGGCTGAATCCATACGGTTAGTGTTTTGCTTAGGCTCAACCGCTTTCGCTGCACCACGCATAGCTTCTGTATCGTGTGTAACTTTTGGATGCGGCATTGCACCCAAAGAACCATTTCGCTGCTTGCTTGCTGCAAGAACGTCAAGAGCAACATCAGCTAAAGAAACATTTGAAGCAGCCTTTCTTAAGACTTTGTTCTGTTCCGCCGTGACTGCATTTTGTTGGCGTCTCGCTTCCCGAGATAATTGGCCGAGACTAATGCCATTCCCAAGTAATTGAGCGTTTGTTGCCGTGCAGATATAACGCATAGTTTCAGTTTCAAAGACGTAGATCTGACCAACATCGTGAGCATCCCAAGCGCAATAAACCTGAGAACCGACAAACTCACCAAGAGCCACATCGAAGTAACTGATCTTATCTATGACAATGCCAACATCTTTATTAACAGTGCGGATACCTGCAGGGCGACCAGCTGCAGCAGGTACAGGACTTAACAAGACATCAAGAGCACGTTCATTTTCGATTGTTTTGATAGTTGTGCGCTGACTTTGCCATTTATCAAAAGGGCTAGTACCAAGTGTGCGGTGCGTCCGATGCATATAGTGCTGCTCGATCCACTCGTTGATGTATTGTTCAAGTTGTTCACTTGACAGCGAAACCTCAACATCAGCGCCTTTGCTTACACGAATTTTTCCGTCATCACCCTTAGTCTCTTTTTTCGCCATGATTAATGAAGCAAAAGACTTCCGAGCACGACGCTTCTGGCGTTCTGCAACGTTATGACCTAGGTAACCGTTTAATAAGGTGCTAATCCCGTGTGACCAGGTTTTAAAGAAACGTTCAACATGTGGTTTTTCATCACCCGCAAATGGCTTTGTTAACACCTGCTCAATATCAAGTGTTGATAGCACCCCCATAACCCGTTTGCTCGTGTAATCGCGACCATTATCGGTTTTCACCGTTTCAGGGACGCCAAGATTTATCAGTGCTTTTCGTAGTAAAATACACACAGCTTCAGCGCTAGATGTTGGATGAACGATCACCACTGGGCGGCGACTAAATACGTCTATTGCACAAATAATGCTATGACGGCCATCTTTCAGCATGACGTCAGATGGAGTCGAATCTAGCTCCCACAACTGATTAATATGAGTTACATTTTCAGATGCATTACCCCATGCAACCTGCTTCCTGTTTTTAAAATCATCAGGATTCCTAATCTTGTGAATAGCCAGGCTGTATTGAATCTCGGCCTTCAATAACCAACGACGAAAAGCACTGATAGAAGGCAACTTGCAAGTTAACTTGTTCAAATCTATTTGTGATTTAGTAGCCTCATATAGATTGGTAGCCTGAATATCCGGCTCGTTATAAAACATGCCAAGACAGAACGCTTGCAGACTCTCATTAGCATCAATTAAATGTGTTTTTTGTGCCTTATATTCACCACCTAATGCACCAGCTCCTTTCGTTTCAAGCTTTTCAAGCCAACGTCGAGGGTAACGGGTATGCATATTTGGAATGAGTCGATAGATTTCTGCATCAAACATCAATCTGCGTTCGTTATATTCCTCAGCAAATAGTTCTTCCCCACGCAGCTTTTGTTTTTTATCTGCATAAGGTTTGATGAACTGTTTCCAGCTCGCGATGATAATAAGCTTCGCTTCAGCGCGTGATTTTGACTTTCCTGTCAGCTGGTTAAACTCAACAGCTCCATGCTCAATCACTTGATGTTTGATTTGTTCATCTAGCTGTTTATTTTTATTAACCCTTTCTGCAGTATTCTTACCCAAAGAAAAACTTTCAGATTCTTTAGCCAGTTCGTTAGAAAAATACTTTGCAACAGAAAACTTAATATCTTCCGGCAAAGAGCTAACTTCATACTCAAACCCACCACCTCTTCCAGCTCGAGGTCTTTTAACCCAGTTTTCTTTTACTGCTCGAAGGCTGATATTTCGGCGATTTATTTGACAGGCATCAGCTATTTCAACAGTGGTAATCCATTCATTCATCGTTAACCTCTTCCAGCAATTCCGTCTTGTCGTCATCACTGCTAAACTTTTGTTGTGCTATATGTGTCGGTTTTCGTGGTTTTTTCCCTCGATGCCTATTAGGCTTTCCGTTTGCGTCATAGCGACTAGGCCATATGTCTTCTGGCTTTTTGCCGATCGCTTCAGCGATTGCCCTTTCGCCTTTTGGGTAAGGACGCCACATTGCATGTTGAAAGCACTTAGGAGTTAAACCATGGTGGATCGATAGTTGACGCAGCGACCACCCAGCTTTTTCCAGAGCCGCTTTTATATCAGCGCGATGCCAATCTTCGCGGTCTGGGACGGATGCCATCTCGTCTTTTTTTCGGCCTGTGTGTTTAGTCATGGCTTAACTATAAACACGGTTTTTTGCGCTTTCAATAGATCCATGTACGTTTTTTTGCCATATTTGCGCAATAAAACGTATGTTATTGATATTTATAATTTATTTTTTCTTGGATCAAGTACGTTTTTTTGCGCAAAAAGATCCAACTAATAATGGTGAAACTTAGATCATGAGTACGCTTGCTGGACGAATTAAACATGTCAGGTTACATCTTGCTATGACTCAGGATGAGTTTGCTGATGCTATAGGCGCAAAAAAACGTGGGTTCCAGGATAATGAAAGTGGGAAAACGATCCCAAGAAGTGACGTCATACAAGGAATCATTAAACTAGGTGTCAACGCTAACTGGTTGTTAACTGGTGAAGGGGAAATGATGCTGAATTCTATAGATGAGGATAACAATTACGCGATTATTGATGCGACCGCCCAACAGATCCGTATGATTAAATCAGTCATTGACCTTAATGAACATACAAGTGCTGAGCGTGATGAAAAGGCAATAGATCGTGTACAACAGATTATTGAGTTTCGTAATCTTATGAGGAAAGGTCTTTCTCACCTTAATAAAGATCAGGCTAAATTATGGGATGCTGTTCTTCATGATTTAATACAACGTCATGTTGTAACTAAAGATGATGTCTTGGCTCTGCTTAACACAACAAAAAATTGATATTGGTTGGCTTCACAAACTGAGATTGATTTCCCGTCATTTTCTATGACAAATCATGCGATTCAATCTCAGTTAAACGTGATTTAAATTGACAATTTATCTGAACCGTCATTTTCTATCCCGAAATTAGTGTAACCCAGTAACTATAAGGCTTTCCCATCAGATCCCTCATTTTCCAATACATTCCCGGTTTTTGACAATCTTTATGGTTCTCTACACTGA